GCCAAACGTCTTAATCTGACTCCCGAGCAATACGCCCGTGAGCTACTGAAATTGGAAATGGGGGACCGAAATGTCTGAAAACCGTAACAGTCGCGAAGCGGATACGCGCGAAACTTCTGCCCGCCCCAAAAGCTGGGCTCCGCCGAGTATCCTCCCTGAAGTCAACCACGAAGAGGGATATGCGTATCGTTATGTGCGTGTCAGCACAGTGGGCATCCCTGACGTAAACAACGTCTCGTCCAAATTCCGAGAAGGTTGGGAACCCGTCAAGGCTTCAGATCACCCTGAAGCATTTACCATGGCCGATCCAAATAGTCGGTTTAAGGATGGTATCGAGACTGGAGGACTTCTCCTGTGCAAGATGCCGAAAGAATTTGCTGAACAGCGTGATACTTATTATCAGAACAAGACTGAAGCAGAAATGCAGGCTGTCGATAATAACTTCATGCGAGAGAATGACCCGCGTATGCCGCTCTTCAAAGATAAGAAGTCGCAGGTTACGTTTGGGAAAGGTCTAGCTAAATAATTCTAGGAGTTATAAATGTCTACTACGTCTACCCCTTACGGGCTCAAGCCGATCAATCTGATCGGTGGACAGCACTTTCACGGTGGCACGATCCGGGAATATAAGCTCCCGAGCAACGTCGCTGCTGCGTATTACACCGGCGCTGTTATTTACATGAACACCAACGGTGTTCCTACGCCGATTACCGCCACTCCTGTGGCTCCCAAGTACACCGCTACCTCTGCTGATGGTACGGCGGGTATTCTGGGCGTGTGCGTTGGCGTGCGTTACGTCTCGCCGGATACCAAGCAGCCGCTGTATGCGCAGTATCTGCCTTCTGGCGCGATCACTTCGGGTTACACCGACGTGTGGATCCGCGTTAACGACGACCCGGACCAGCTTTATTCGATTCAGGCTGACACGGTTATTGGCAGCAAGACTAACGGCGTTTATGGCGCTATTGGTCAGAACGCTGCACTGAAGACGTTCACTGGTAATGCCTCTACTGGGCTTTCCCAGACCGTGTTGGATACCGGCGCTAACTGGGGTTCCTGTGCGTCTACGACCACGCTGGCAATGCGTATTGTGGACATCATTACTCCGGACGATACGTATGTTGATGTGCTGGTTAAGTTCAACTTTGGCGTCCACTCGTACTACAACCCGCTTGGCGTCTAAGGCTAGGAGTTATTAAAAATGGCTATTTCACGTTCCCAACTTCTTAAGGAACTCCTGCCCGGCCTCAATGCGCTGTTTGGTCTGGAGTACAATCGTTATGGCGAAGAGCACAAGGAGATCTACGAGATTGAGACCTCCGAGCGTTCGTTCGAAGAAGAAACCAAGCTGTCTGGCTTTGCCGCTGCTCCGGTGAAGAGTGAAGGTGCCGCTATTGCGTATGACAATGCGCAGGAAGCGTGGACCGCTCGCTACAACCACGAGACGATTGCCATGGGTTTCTCGATCACGGAAGAAGCAGTAGAGGACAACCTTTACGATTCTCTGTCTTCGCGTTACACCAAGGCTCTCGCTCGCGCGATGGCTTACACCAAGCAGGTCAAGGCTGCGTACACCCTTAATACTGCCTTCACGGGCGGCCCCACCTACGGTGACGGCAAGGTTCTGTGCGCCACGGATCACCCCCTGATCTCTGGTGGCACAAACAGCAACCGTCCTACGACGGGTGCGGACCTCAACGAGACTTCGCTTGAAGCTGCGGTTATTCAGATCGCTGCTTGGACGGACGAACGCGGTCTGCTCATCGCTGCGAAGCCGAAGAAGCTGATTATTCCTCCGGCGCTCCAGTTCGTTGCTACCCGACTGCTCGAAACCGAGCTGCGCGTGGGAACCAACGACAACGACATCAACGCTCTGAAGAACAACGGCGCGGTTCCGGGCGGGTATAAGGTCAACCACTGGCTGACCGATACTAATGCTTGGTTCTTGATTACCGATGTTCCTAATGGTCTGAAGCACTTTGTCCGTAGCCCGATGAGCACGTCCATGGACGGCGATTTCGATACCGGCAACGTCCGCTACAAGGCCCGCGAGCGTTATTCGTTCGGCGTGTCTGACCCGCTGGGTATCTTCGGATCCCCCGGTTCGACCTAATAAGAGAGGGGGCTTCGGCCCCCTTTTCTTTTTGTGCTAAATAGATTATACGTATCTTAACCGGGGTACCCCGGTATACCCAAACAGCCGCCCCGGCTGACGACATGCAGATGGGTATGCCGAACTCGCATGTGAGGACAATTAGATGAGCTTTTCTACCTTCTCAGGTCCGATCCGTTCTGGCACCGTGCGCGAAGGCGCTGGCCGTAATACGGGTCTCGTAATTCTTGCCCAGTCCTATGACACCGGCGTTGTGACGGCTGGCGTTGGCAACGTGGACGCGGCTCTCGGCATTCTGCCCGAAGGTGCTCAGATCGTCGATATCACGGTCGATCAGGTTGTGGTACCGGGCGGCACCTCGACTTCCACGGTATCGGTCGGTAACGCGACTGGCGGCGCTCAGCTTATGGCGGCTGTGGTAACTACGGCTGGTGGGCGGTTCCGTGGAACCACGACTGCGGCTACTCAGCTTGCGTGGCAGACCTCGACTTCGGCGGACACGCCTGTGTTCGTGCGTTATGCGGTTGGTACGGCTGCTGGTGTGGGCCGCGCGATTATCACTGTCTCGTACGTCCAGCGCGCTGATAATGGGGCTCAGAATCCCACTTCCGCCTAATAGGAGTTTGCTGCAATGCAAACAGATGTAAAGTCGGCACATACCGAAGCTACTGGGACTCTGGTCAGTAGTCGTTGTAGGGTCAAGGGGTATCACTGCATTTCTGGTGGTACGGCTGGGGATGTAATTTTTCGAGACAATGGAGCGTCAGGCACCATCGAACTGCGGTTCAATATTGGAACCGGAACGCAACCCATTGTGGCGATTATTCCGGGCCAAGGAATCTTGTTTGAAACCGACGTGCACGTGACGCTTCCCGCCACTTCGAAGCTCACAATTTTCTATGGCTAAGTCACCCGCATGGCAACGGTCTGAAGGTAAGAACCCCGAAGGTGGGTTGAACGCCAAAGGCCGCGCTGCCTATAACCGAGCGAACCCCGGTAAGCCGGGGCTTAAACGCCCTCAACCAGAAGGCGGACCTCGTAGGGATAGCTTCTGTGCCCGTATGAAGGGCATGAAAAAGAAGCTCACTAGCTCGAAGACTGCAAATGATCCCAATAGCCGCATTAATAAAAGTCTTCGGGCTTGGAACTGTGCGGAGGGTGGGTTAATTAAGAAGAGTATTGGCGGAGGGGTAAGAGCCAAGCCCGCCAAGGTCGCGACCGTTATGCGCGAGTATAAAGCTGGCACGCTTCATAGCGGTAAGAGTAATAGAGTTGTCCGTAACCCCAAACAGGCCGTAGCCATTGCTTTGAGTGAAGGCCGTAAAGCAGCGAGGAAGAAGTAATGGGTACGATGTACGAAAAGGGTCAAACCAAGCGGTACAGCCGCGTGGCCGCATTCAAAGAGGGTAAGGAAGTTAAGCGTAAGAGAACTGTCGGACGTAAAAAGCCTGACGATCTGTTGGCTATGGAACGCGATAATAATGAACAGACCTCTAAACAGTTTCGTGAGGGGTTTCTTGATCTTCCGGGTTCTTTTAAGAGGTCGGGAAAGATCATTATGGAACAGCTTAAGCCGGTTATCGATGACATCGTACAAAAACGTCCCGCTATGAGGGAAGGAGGCCAAGTGGAACCTAAGAATATGGTGCGTAGGGAAGTCGCGTTTATGAAGAAGGCGGGCGCTCCCAAATCTATGATCAAGCACGAACAAGCCGAAATGAATACTAAGCGTATGGCGGCTGGCGGTGGAGCCAGCACAGGTGCGGCGAAGAAGAAAATGACACCGACTGCGGCTAGTCTGCGGCGTGGAAAGGCTTATCGGAGTCTTCTTAGAACTATGTCGCCTGAAACTCGGAAGTCCGCCATGGCAATCCGACAGGGAGACCGAAAGAAGAACAGCAAAATGCCCCGTCCCAAAACCACTAAGACGATGCCGACTGAGGCCAGTCTGAAGCGAGGGGCGGATTATCGGAAACTCCTAAAGAGTATGCCGACTAAAACACGTGAGCGGTTTCAGGCCCTCCGGCAGTTGGACCGAAAGAAAGCCAGTAATCGGGCCGCCTTGAAGAGCTTGTCGCCCGAAGCGCGGAAGCGGTTTACGGAAGCGCGGCGAAACGCTAAGAGTAAGACTCGTCCGATGCCGAATCCGAAACCGACGAATAATCGTCCAAATAATTCGCGTAATCCTCGTACTGGTAGTGGCTCAATAGCTGGCCTGCGAGAAGGCGCTCGTCCTAAGAATAGGCCAATGCCGCGTCCGACGAATAATCGTCCGCGTCCGGGAGTTCCTAAGAGCAAGCCGATGCTGCGTCCGAAACCGACTCCAGCAGGTATGCGTCCGAATCCGGCTCGTCCCGGTACCTTTAAGCCCATTGGTACAAAAGGAATCGTACGTAAGGGGATGGCGGCTGGTGGGGTAGCTAAGACTAAGAAGTACGCCAAGGGTGGAATGATCCCTTCTGCGGGTAAGAAGTCGCCGAATAGCATGGGCACTCCTTATCGTTCTGGTGGTGCTATTGACGGTTGCGCAGTGAAGGGTAAGACCCGCGCCAAAAGGGTGAAGTAATGAAGCGCCGTACTAAGCGGATGATGGGTGGAGGGGTCTCAGCGAGCCCCCTCTCCGCGTTTGAGCAAGACCAGACTCCTTCTTATGGTTCCACGGGGCTTGGTAACAACGCTCCTCTGGTCCAAGTCGGAAGCGACATGGCTGGCGGTGGTGGAGGTTACCCCGGAGGTGGCGGGCTTCTGAATATCGGAATGCCTTCCGCTGGAGCAGCTCCTATGCGTAAGGGTGGTGCTGTGAAGAAGATGCGTAGTGGTGGCGCTGTGAAGAAGATGCGCGGCGGCGGCTCTTGCGGCATGAAGGGTGGTGGTAAGGTCCGTGGTGGCGGCTGCGAAACTAGAGGTAGAACTCGCGGACGGTTCGTGTGAGGGTTTCACGCGGAATGGGGGCAATCTCGAAAGGGAAGCTCCGCGCCATTAAGAAGCGCGACGGTAACCAACCCGTTGCGCTTTTCTCTGCTGGTGGAAAATCCAAGGTGAACGCAGCGGGTAATTACACCAAACCGGGAATGCGTAAGAAGCTCTTTGAGCAGATCAAAAACTCCGCTGTGCAGGGTACGGCAGCAGGGCAATGGTCCGCCCGTAAGGCGCAGTTACTTGCAAAGCGCTACAAGGAACAAGGTGGGGGCTACCGAGGATGAAGGCCCCGCAGCAGAGTTTGAAGGCATGGACTCAGCAGAAGTGGCGTACGAAAAGCGGAAAGCCTTCTTCCAAAACGGGAGAGCGGTATCTCCCTGAGAGCGCAATAAAGGCGCTTACCCCTGCTGAATACGCTGCTACTACTAAGGCAAAGCGTGCGGGTAAGGCGGCGGGAAAACAGTTCGTGTCCCAGCCTAAGACGATTGCTAAAAAGGTAGCTCCGCATAGGAACAAAGGTAAGAAATGACTACTACCGCGACCTCCACGTTCAATCTGAACCTCAACGAGCTTATCGAGGAGGCGTTTGAGCGCGCGGGAAAAGAGCTTCGTACAGGGTATGATTTCCGTACAGCCCGCCGTAGTCTTAATCTCATGTTCGCCGACTGGGCTAACAGGGGAATTAATCTATGGACGGTCGAACAAGGTATCCAGAACCTCACCGCAGGGGTGGCTACATACGACTTACCTGTCGATACCGTAGACCTGATTGAGCACGTTATCCGGACCAATCCCGGAACGCCGACGCAGGCGGATATTGCTATATCTCGTATTAGCGTCTCTACCTACGCTTCTTTGCCGAACAAGTCCGTTCAAGGCCGACCGATTCAGATCTACATCAATCGGCAGAGTGGAGCTACAGAGCCTTCGGGGGTTCAGTATCCGCAGTTCACGTTGTGGCCGATCCCAAATACATCCAGCACTTATCAGCTTGTGTATTGGCGACTGCGCCGCATGTTGGATGCCGGTAACGGTGTGAACACCCAAGACATCCCGTTTCGCTTCCTGCCTTGTATGGTGGCTGGGCTTGCGTACTACATCGCTATGAAGATCCCCGATGCCACTGAACGGCTTCCAATGCTAAAGCAGATGTACGATGAGGCATGGCAGCTTGCAGCGGATGAGGACCGCGAAAAAGCAAACCTTCGCCTAGTTCCACGGCAGATGTTCCCGTAAGCCATGGCTAATAAATTTGCTGCGGGGCACAAAGCTATCGCAGAGTGCGATAGATGCGGGCAGAGATACAAGCTGAAGCAGTTACGGGAAATCATAATTCGTGGGCACAAAACGAATATTCTGACGTGCGCCACCTGTTGGGATCCGGATCACCCGCAGAACATGCAGGGTATGTACCCGGTAGAAGACCCGCAAGCACTGAAGAACCCGCGTAGAGATAACACGTACATACAGTCTGGAGTTGCAGCAGACGGAAGTATTAGTATGGGGAGTAGGCAAATTCAGTGGGGTTGGAACCCCGTTGGACTTGGAGCGGATGACGGACTTACCCCCAACTATCTGGTGGGTAACACACAACTTGGGACACTAGAGGTAGTAATTACATGAAGCCAAAGAAGCCAATGAACACTAAGACCGTGCGTAAAATCGCCGATCAGGAAGTGTACAAGCACGAAAAGAAAATGCACGGCGCTAAGAAGATGAAGCAGGGCGGTCCTACCGGCATGGATATGCGTGCAATGGGGCGCAACATGGCCCGTGCGATGAATCAGCGGGGGCGATAATGAAATCTGGAACCACTAAGCAGCCTAAGAAAGTACCAGTTCCCAACTGCAATGGTTACCCCAATGCTGTTGCAAATACCCAGACTATGAAGTCTCGTGGTACAGGTGCGGCTACCAAGGGTAACAAGTCCAGTACGCGGATGGCCTGAGACCTTAAATGAACTACACGCAGCTAGTTGCCGAAATCAAGTCGTACGTAGAGAACGATTTTACTACGGATGACATTAATACCTTTATTCGGCAAGCGGAACAGCGAATCTACAATACCGTACAGCTTCCTGCTATTAGGAAGAACTCTACTGGTACGCTCACGCTTGGAAATAAGTACTTATCTACACCTACAGATTGGTTAGCTACATTTTCACTAGCTGTAATTG